AACGAGTTATTCCATAAATTCCACATATCCCCAGCAGGCCCCCGTAACTGCCCACTAATCTGCACCGGTCTGTCTTGCGAATCCCTCACAACTTCAAAGCCAACCGTACATCTGCAATTGCATACATTCCCTGCACTACCATTCGGATCACCTGGATATTCCATGATGTCAACTACTCCCATTCCTGGAACGGTGAACGGTTGATCCGTTGGTACTTGTTTCCCATCCATGTGAAGATGATCGAATTTATCACGTGGTATTCTTCGAGTGCGATCATCATTCGTACTTATCCATTCTTTCACGGTAACAAGTCCTGTTGATACTGCACCAAGTAACGCTCCCTGATTTGCTGCCCTTGTTGTTTCTGTTCGTGCAATCAGTTCAGCACGGTAAGCATTGATACCTAACTTTTCAAGTTCACGCATCATCTCCATTATTGACCATCCTTCCTGCATTCCCTTTGTGAGAATCTTGCGCATATCTTCTTTTGTGGTTGATGTTATGCCACCGGTCAACTTATCAAGTCCGCCCTCAAGCAGCATCTTAATAATCATCGCCCATCTTTGTTGAGGGGTCAAGTCATTCTTTACACCTGCCTTGCGCATTACTTTGTCATAACTATACTTTGCCATTTGTAGCCCTGCCCCATTATGCAGATTGCGGATGGCACGTTTCAAACCCTCCTGGTCAGGTTCTTCGCCTTTCAGTATTTGCCGGCATTGCTTATCAAGTTCACGCTTGATTATAACCCGGTACTTTTTGCGGTATGCGTTATACAGTTGGCGGTACATCTGTTGGCAGTATGCTAAAATCATCAATCGGTTGCAAACCGGAAGGAATGTATAATTTCTGATAATCTTCTAACGGAACATTCGGGTCAGGTGCAAGGCCCTGAATCTTTAACTTTTGTTCGGGTGTTAACCACCATGAAGTGTTCAGCCAAGTCGCTTGTTCCCCTCTGTTGGCTTCAAGTTCCTGATATACCGACATATCGAAGTCCACGCAAATATCCGTTCCTTTATATCCCCAATCCGTGTATAATTTGCGGTTGATGTTGTCACGGATTGACACTAATTCCGGCAAAACGGCACGCAAAGTGAGGGATTTCTCCGCTTCTTTCATATTGTTATACGTTGCGGCTTCCTGACTGCCCAATAGAACTGGAGGAACACCGTAAATGCTGCATAGTGCTTCCTTATCCCATTTTTCCGATTCAATCAGTTGCAAGTCCTTTGCAGGTACGCCCATTTGCTGCCATCCTACTTTGTAACCCGATACTGCCGTACTTCCATACTTGCCGGCTCCAGTGTTGGCAGATATTTGCTGCTTTAGTGCTTGTCCTTGACTTTGTCCGGACATTGGATCGAAACGTACATCATCCATATAAAGTACGCCTAACGGCCCCATATTGTCAAACATCGCCACACTTGCCTCCTTTGATGAATTGGAACGGGTCAATACCTTACTTGCTGCCCGTAATGGTGAAAGACCGTATAACTGCCCACCAGTTGCACTCCATTCAGGATTAAAGTACTTGTCATGCAATATCTCTAACGTATTGAATGGAATGTATTGCCCGTAATACAACTGATAGGCAACTTTTTTCGGTGGGAATTGTTCAATGTCAACCTTTACTGCCATGTACTGACTGGGCAGCATATAAACCTCAAGCGGCTTGCCCTTGTTAACGGAAGCATCCCCCACCATCTTTGCATACATAAAGGCATTGCCCGTTATCTTCTTAAACCCCACCCATTGTTCAATGACGTCTGCCCATGTATCTTCAGGGTTCGGGTATTTGAGCATTTCCTCCAATCTTACATCCCTATATGGCTCCAACGCTTCATCCTTCAACTCCATCATTTTACGGATGTCGGGACTGCGGTCATTCAGCATTGCTTTGTACTTTTTCGCTGCATCTTTATTCTTTATGCGATACACTCCCCACGGTGCGACTTTTGCTTTTTGGGTGATTAGCTGAATGATAGCATAGACAAGGTCATTACCTACATAGCTATCCTTTACTATCTCTGCCTGATTTTGCCCGTCCCATGTAAGTAACCCACGCTCAACCGATATTTGAACAGGTGATTTTATTGGTGCTGCTTTTTTACGCAGAAAATCAAATACCCCCATAATTAAGATTTAGTGACAAAATTACATTGAAATATGTTACCAAACTGCCACCTGGAACTGGGGTTTGTGCAAGTGGGTAAAGATGGCATAACGCATAGCATCCATTGCATCATCATTTTCCTTCACCGGTTCATCGATAACACTATCATTTTTATCCTTCTTCCATTTGTAGCTTTGCAATTCGCGAATTGTATCTCTGCTATCCTTGTGAACATACAACGGATAAGATTTTACTTTCAGTATGCCGGGCCATACTTCCTTATTTGCCGGCATAGCATTAATGCCACCTCTGTAAAGTTCCTCAATGCTTTTCGGCTCTGCTGCATCGCAGTACACGGGTTTGCGGTCATGGATGTGGTCCTTCACCTCCTTTATCATTTCCGAAGGCGTCAGCCCTGACTTGTATAACAACTGTTTCACATAGTTTGCCCCTTCGTAATGCACTACCTTAACGAGTGCCAACGGGTGAACATATCCAAAGTCAAGGCCGTAGAACGTGTCGCCACCTTCGGGCAGCTCATCGGTTAGCATCCACTTTGTATAAATGATTTCCTTCGCTGCACCACGTTCACCAAGGCCATAAACCTTCCACATGAAGTCATCGGGCAGGTTTTTATAGCTTTCAATGGTGTCAATCTGCATTTGTGACAGATTGGTTATGTTGTGTTCGTAAGTGGAATGTATTTTTTTGTACTTGGGATTGTCTGCCATTTCATACACCCAACTAACGAAGTCAGCAGGGTTCCAGTCAAGGAAGATTGTACCCGTTGTACGCATTGCCAACTGATCGTATAGAACTTTGCGGATTAGGTTCGCCTCATTGACAAATAATATATCCCTACCCGGCCCCCTTGCCTTGCCTTCATCCTCCAATCCGAATAGTTCAATATAACTGCCATTGTCGAAACGGTAAACAAAGTCCGTAAACGAGAACATATCATCATCCCAAATGCCCCAACCTTCCATTATTGTTCGCAGGTCACGGTATGCACCTCGTTTGATGTGTGGTAATGAGTGAGAAACTATACTTATACGCTTGCCAGGTTCATTCGTTGCGATTTGAACGAGCAACTGCACAATCGAATATGATTTACTTGATCGTGATCCCCCTTCATTACAGATTACGGGGTATCCCTGCTGATATGCTTTTGCATTTGCGGTGAATACGTGTGTTACCTTAACTGGTTTTGATTCCACATTCTTTGAACTCATCTAACGTGCAAAATTTTTCATTAACCTTTTGAAGTACCGAATACACATTCCAACCGTCTGTATAGTTGCCCATAGCAGCAACACTACCAACGCAGAGCAAATTATAACCACATTTGGCAGCAAGTTCACGATAAAAGTTTTCGGTGTAGTAGTTGAAGCCATGACCGGGCCAGTTGCCTGTCTTTGGGTTTTCGCTGATGATGTATCCTCCGACCTTAACGAGGTTGTGTTTGTTCTTCCAGCAGTTGTAGATTGCTTTGATGTCATGCTTGCCACCGGTCCCAACGTGTTCGGATGTGCCAGCATCCACGAGTAGATCATATTGCTTTTCAAATTTTTGCAATTTTGATAAGTCCAACGGGGTGCTTCCGTTCTCCCCTGAAATGTCGATTGCTTCATAGTCCTTCCCTTTATAGTAGGTATCTTTAACGTATGGTGCCGGCAAAGGTACACGGTAATCATTCTGCGCACCCAAGTCAACAACCGATTGAACGTGCTGCAGGTACTTGTCTATGATGTTTGTTGTTTCGTGAGTGTAGCCCATGTTAATTATCTTTTACCCCCCAATTTATGAAATAAGGTTCAACCGGTAGGTAATGCCGGTATGCCAACCCACCATACGGCTGAACGGGAATGCCGTTCATATTCATTAGTGCCGACAATAATGCTTGGTCATGCCGGCTGCTTATGTAGTGTGGGTTTTTTGACTCGTCATGGTGGAAACAATTATTCTTTGCGCCCTCTATCCACTTTTCAAATATCGGCATTGTTTTCCGGTGGTCGAAGTCAAAGACAATGCAGCAGGCCATTATCTGATACATTTGCATAACATCCTGATAGCTATTAAGCCCCAACCATTCTATTTGATGGTCGGGCATATACTTGTGTAGCGGATGCCCTTCATTGTTCCAGGCGATTATCCCGTGTTCAGATGCCAGTTCCCACAACGGGTCGGGGTTCTGTATTACCCTGATAGTCGAATCGCACCAAATGATTTTCCTATACCCAAGTTCCAACGCCTCGGCAATCATAAAGGGTTTGAACTGATACGGCATATTTTGGTGGCTCCACGATTCGCCCCACTTACTTGATACAGGCCATTGACCTGTGAGTATTTGCCTTTGTTGGTACACATCGACATAACCATCCACACTACGAAGGTGAGTGTCATAATGCGCAGCATGGCGGTTGATTGACTTAATTAGTCCTAACTGCGCCGCATTGTAGTTTTCCCGACCGGTGGAGGAAAGTGAAACGATTACCTTGCCCATTTGTTATTCGTTTTTGAGTGTTACTTCGCCATGAAAGTCAATAAAACTATCCATATTCCATTCATTTAGATATTTTCCAATACTGTAAGAATTAATACCTAAAAATCCACTAATGATTCCAGAAACAATGCATCCACTTCCAGGTGCTATCATTAAAACAATCAAAGACGTGTATTTGTCTTTCATTAATTTTGGAAACTCATGTTCTTTCTTTGTAACATTTTCAGTTACTACGCTTATTACCTTGCCCATATGACGTTTTCTAAATTGAGAAGTAAAGATTTATTTAACCCTGCTTTATTGCAGTATTCTTTTATCATGTGATACAGGTCAGCATTGCCGTTGTGTTCAATGCATAACATATCAGTATATTTCAGATTGATTTGTTCCAGTATTTCATAGTCCACACCCTCAGCATCAATGGAAATGAAGTCGAATGTTTTATAGGGTGATTTTGTTAATAGTGTCTTAAATGTCCATACCTCGGTCATTCGTTCTTTGAACTCCACACCGGGCCAACGCTTCAGCTCTGTTTTCTTTATGGTTGAAAGTAACGATACATCACGGGTGCCTAAATGCTCACCCATTTCGTGAAATGTACAGGTGCCATCGGTATTGCCTATGGCTACATTGAATTTATGCACAAATGGGGTGACTGGGATGCGGTTGAACGCTTCCTCCGATGGTTCAATCAGTACCCCACTCCATCCTGATTTCTGCAAGGCATAGGTGTTGGATAAGGTAACCCCATCATTAGCACCGATGTCGAGGAAGGTGCCTTTGCGGTCTTTGAAGTAGTGCAGGATTATATCCTGTTCGTTGTTTTGTGAGTATCGTATCATATCGTATTGTATCGTATCATAAAGTCCATTTAATTCATCTGCTTGCATTACTTCAATTAGCAGTTGTTTGCGGTTCATTGTAAATATCGAACTATTAAATAAGCAATTGTATCGTATCATAATACCTGCAAGGGCTATAGACGAACTTTGTCTATAAACTTACAAGTGCTTTTTATTGGGTTATATTCTATTTTTAGTATTATGTAATTGTCTTTAGTCTCATTTTGTTTCTTCATATAGTCACCACATCTTTCATAATCACTTACTGAAAAGTTTTTACAAAAATATTCTCGTTTTACCCATTCATCCCCCTTCGTAGAAAATAGCAGTTGTTTGCGGTTCATTTGTCAGTCCTGAATTGATAGTGATATAATTCTTTGTCAATCTTCACCTCGGTCTGCAATAGCTTACTATTGTGAATCGCAGTTGCCCACAAATAGTCCTCACCGATTTTAATGTCCTGAAATGCAAACTGAATCGCAATACTCCTGCGAATAGGTACAATGTGATTCGGGTACCGGTAATACGCCCCGTTCTTTGCCTCATATCCGTACTCCTTGCTTATGTACCACTTGCGCTCATCCTTTCCGTTGGTGGTCATTATGCCGTTAAATACAATTACATCGGGGTCTTGCTCTGCTGCTTTGAGAATATCGGAAACGTAAGTATCTGCAATTTCATCATCATCATCAACAAACACAACGTACTTTCCGGTTGACCGTTGCAGTAGTATATTTCGTTTCTTCCCAGTAGAAATAAAGCCGGCATCTGATTCTACCAATATCTCTACATCTTCTCTGCGTTGCGGTGCGAGTGATTGCAGTAACCTGGACAGGTAACCTTCACGGCCTTGCAGGGTGCAGATTAGAATTGAGAGGGTCATACGTTATACCATTTCGTTGATGTCAACAATATGCTTTTGGAAATGCTGCCTTTGACCTACGGATGTAGGTTATTTCATCGGCACGGAATGTTGATTGTGTTTTTTCTAATAAGGCATCCGGCCTTTCCCCAGTCCATGCAGGATGGACATGGTCAAAGATTTGTTTATTAACATATTTATGGCAGCCTCGTAATTTTGCCACATCCATTGCCTCATTATCGCACCAAAGGTTCTCGTATTGTGGATGGTAGATGTAGCCGTCACGGTCATAGTATGTCCTGCCCATGATTGACATGGTTGGGAGCAAATGGTTAACTCTGCCATCCGGGAAATGAATAAACTGGTCAAGATTGCCCTCGAATGCGTTAATGATGGCGATGTCATAGCCCGGCGCAATGAATCTCATATCATCGCTCATATTGACAACAATATCACCTTGCCAATCTACCATACCACGGTTGATTGCATGTATTTTGTTTTTACTTGTTCCAGGCACAACGTATATCCGTTTGTCCTGAAGAACATCCATGAGTTGTGGTGAATCCAAAGTAGCCCTATCATCATCATCAATGACAAGACCGATGGTGAAGTCCGATTTGTGGGAAAATGCTTTGATAGTTACGATTGCTGCTGCCATTTTATGTGGCCGGCTGCGAGTGGCAAAGTTGTAGTAAATGCGCATTGGGGATGCTTTGTGTTCACAAAAGTAACAAAATGATTTGGTGAAATCCATCTTTAACCGACAACATAGTTTTTCACATATTGTGCATTGTCTTTCATTCATAACGTGTCATTGAGCCGATTAATGACTGAAATATCATTCAATCGGCTTACATCCTGGGTCGGGAATGAGTTGGATTATTGTGGTGGGTTTGATAGGATTGTCGGGGTCGGTACCTACCTGCAATGGAATTAGTTTGGATGCAAGGCGATAGAACTCTGTCGGGTTGTTTTCTGCCCAGGTTCGTAGGTTAGATGTTTCATGGCTCTGCAATAACTCAAAAGCGGTCTGAAAACGCTCCCTGACCGTTTGTGTGACCTTATTGGGTGTTCCCTTACTTCGCCCTCCGTATTTTGCTCCTTTTGGCATCTACTATGAACTAGTTTAGTCCGAGGCAAAGTTACCACATCCCCAGTTAAACTACCAAATAGGCATTTTATTGCACAATTCAGGTGATTTTGTGGATTTTATACCACATTATCAATGAGAAGTGCAATATAACGCCGATTTGATTGTCACTCATATTTCTGCAAAATATCAATCACTTGCTTAGCAGAGTAAGCAATATGATATAAACTGCCCCACAATTCCTGAATTTGCTTTTGTGCCGGTGACTGGGTACCATTCGGCATTTTTAGTTCCAATGCGAATAATGGTTTGATACAAATTAAGTCCGGGCATCCTGGAAGTACCCCCATTGCCTTTAGCTTCATTCCCTCACGGGCATTTCTGCTACCCCCATTGGGAACGTGAAAGATAAATTTTCGCATTTTTGGGTAGTTGTGATTGATAAATTTGAACACCAATGCCTGAAATTGGTCTTCATTTCGATACTCGTATGATAAAAATTCCTGTTTTGTCATGTTTTATCCTTTACTGTAAAGGTTAATTTCATTTATCCTTTACATCGGAAACCCTTACTGGTATTGACTTTTAGCAAAGTGTAAAGGATGTAAAGGAAAAAAATGCATTTTTCCTATAGGAATACAATAATAATATGTGTGTGTGTGTGCATAGTGTGTATATATTATTCTATTAACTTTATTAGAAATTATCCTTTACATCCTTTACAAAGTTACAAGATTCAATGGTAGTAAGGGTTTGAGGTGTAAAGGATAATTTTTTTTTATCCTTTACAATCCTTTACATCCTTTACATTAAAATGGGGCTGATTCGGTGAATTGACTGATTTGCGCCTCATTTTTCTCAACTTCATAGACCTGCATCACCTTAGTGTTAACTCGTTTTAACAAACATTTGAACCCTATTCGCTTTAATTCCATGCCTAATTTCCTCAATGATAGGTTTTTCAGGCCGCTTTGAATCTCCAGGTGAACCTTTATTTCTGTGGCAGTCATAAACATTCCCCCGTTATTAAAGGGTAATGTGAAATATTTGTTAATTAATTCATATTCTATTGAGAAGTCCTGAAACTTGTCTGCTTTGTCATTTAATCGCTCTATATCTTCAGAAGATAATTGCCACTCAAACCCCTGATTGTAAAGATTATAGGCCTCAACAAATAGCTTGTCTTTACATATTGAGTTGTACTTATCAAAATCAATACTTTTAATTTCTATTGGGATAAATCGCCTATTTCCGGTAGGATCATTAAGGATTGCTTTTGAATTGGTAGTTCCACAAAGTACTGCCAACCGGTTGAGGTCTATGTTAGTCCTACCGTATGGCTCACGGAGTGAAAATGTCTGCTTACTGGTCAAACCTTTGATGTGATCTGCCTCCTTTTTGTTCTTTCCGGCCATTTCATCATCCAGGATAATTAACTTTTGAGTCATTAATATTTCATCATCCTTGCCGGCATCTAATTTGCTTTCACCGTAGTAACTTTTTAGGCCCTTTGGCATCATTCTGCGAAATGCCTCTGTCTTGCCCGTTCCTTGCTTTTCGGAAACGTATATCAGCACCAATGGGGAATGTACCCCGTATGCGCTGCTAATGACCGAAACGAGCCACTTTTTGCCAAAATAATGCAAATCATCATCTGTGTGGAAACAACTGAAAAACTTGTCAATCGTTCCTTCAGATGGCAAATCTTTATGTTCCTCAAACCATGACAATATTGGGTTATAGGATTCGGTGTTATTGCTTGTAAGCACCCGGTAAAACATATCAAAGGTTAAATCATCAAATATGACCTTTGCGTCAAGGAACAAGGTGTTGATAACTTTATCATCTAAATCTTTACCATCAAGTTCTATTCTGCGCGAAATGGTGTTAAATCTTAAATTGTATGTATGTTTAAGGTATGAGCGTATATTTTCCACCAGGGAGGTTGTATTGGAAAAATCTGCATTAGACTGAAAGGCCTGTTTAACTATTTGCTCTGCCTCTTGCTTTTTTATGCCTTCAAACTTTTCTAAATTCTCCGCTATCTGATTGACTGATAATCCTGCCTTTTTTTGTGAGGATGTAACTGCTGCAATGCGTTTTGTTTTTTCGCTGAATACATTGATTCCGGCTTGTTTGGCAAAGTAGTAAATGGTGGCTATGGTTATCTTACCGGTGCTTTGTGGCTGCCTTAAACAATGGGTAAACTGTCTGTCGCACATTGACCTTTCGTACTTGTTGCTGCATGAAGAAAGTTGATGGAAATACTCCCTACCTGCCTCTCCAAAATGGTCTGCCAGTCCGAATCCGATTGCTAACCAATCTCGGTAATCTTCGACACATGATACATTGGCCTCCACCATCTTTTTAACTACTTCATCAAATTCACTTTTGACAAATATTGTACTTTGTATTTTGCGTTTTTTCTCCTTTGGCAGATACTTTTTAAATACGATGGCATTTGTGTTTAAGTATGCTTCAGGATCGTATGAAATAAAACGTGGTCTGCAAATGTCTTTTCCGCTTGGGTCAATTACTATCTGATACTTTTTTATTAGATAGTCGGCTATTGAGTTGAAAGCATCTAAATGCCTTTCGCCATCTATTTTAAATATGACACATAATCCGGTGCCGCTGATTGACATAAAACAAGCATAGACATAAGGGTCAGTAGAAAGCAGCGATTTTATTCCGTTAAGTTCATTGCTAATGTTATCTATGTCAATGCCTATGAATCCACTATGATTAGTTATGCTTTTGGCATTTCTTTCGGATGAAAAGTACCCTGATATTGTAACATAAGGCACCTGCAATTTTGCCTTTTTCCGTTCTTCATAGTCCTTCAATATGCGGATAGGGTTAACGTAATCCTCCCACTTACCAAAACGAATATCATTGATAAATCTTTCAAGATCAATGGTTTCTTTTGATGTTGTCTGCCGGATGTTGTTGTAGATGCTTATTACAGAGGTTCCCATTTTTTATAGTGTTTTTGTAATTGTTCAATAAATATTTTGCGTGTGAAATCTTTGTGCCATTGATTATACTTTTTGCCTACTAATCTGCACCATTCTCTGTGCTTATCTTCTAAAATGTCGAGAGTAAAAATAAACTTTTCCTGATTGAGTTCTTTGGTAGTATATTTTAATTCTTGGGCAAATGTTTTAGCTAATTCATAATAAGAAAAATATTCTCTAAAGTGTTTAGTATTCCTTATTATTTCCAAAACATTTGTATTCCTTGTTACTAACACAAATTCGCTCAATTCATCCTCTACCTTTTGTTTTGGTGGTGGAAATTCGTGGCCACATTCAGGGCAGGTCATAACCTTAATATGTAAAATCTTCATACATTTCGGGCAGTCCTTTACTGGGGCAACTCCATCCCCCTTCTTTGGTGGGTTCCAAAATAAATACTCCCAATTGTGCCGGTCGCACCAATCTCCGTGGGTTATGGCATTTCCTCCCATGTCTATAATTGTGAAAGTTTTCTTAAATTCTGTAGGCCGTGAACCCCTACCGGTCATTTGTAACCATAAAGGCATTGACATCGTTGATCTATTTACTATTACCGTTTCTATGGTAGGTTCATCAAACCCGGTAGTGGCTATTCCCACATTGCATAGGATTGCACCTGGAGTGCTTTCAAACCATGCTAAAACCTCCGCTCTTTCGTTTGTATCTGTTTCCCCGTCAAAGTGCCGGCAATTATATCCTGCATCTTTGAAGGCATCTGTAACCTTTAACGAGTGTTCGATATTAACATTGAATACTATTGTCTTTGTTCCTTCTGCCTTTTGCTTGTAGATGGTAACTACATTTTTTATGTGTTGTGGTTGTGAAAATTCAAGGCCCATTAAGTTATTGTCAAACTCACCTGCTTTGATTGATAACGCTTTTCTGTTAACTGAATCTTTGGCAGCGTATGTTTCGTTAGCACAAAGGGAACCTAATTTTATTAAATCTGCAATGTCTATACCACACACAATATCGTTATAGTAATTCTTTAGCGGCTTGTCTTTAGCTGCTGCCAGAGGTGTTGCTGTAAAACCAATAAAATAACTTTCGGGGAAATGGTTATGGATAAGATTGAAGTTGGCAATGTGTGCTTCATCAATTATTATCAATCCTATGTTATGCAGTTGGTCAATTCTCCGCTTTACCGTTTCAACCATACCGACATAAATTTTGTTATGTGGTATTGTCTTCATGCCGGCTATAATGATTTGACAATCCAAACCAAAAAAGTTATGAAGCGATCTGCGAGTTTGTTGTAGTAGTTCCTTTCTGTGAACAAGTATTAGGACTGATTTTTCGTGCTTGTTAATGTATCTCTTTGCTATAGATGAAAAGCATACTGTTTTACCTCCACCAGTAGCAAGTTGTGCAATTACTTTTCTTTTTGATAATTTCCGAATGACATCATCCGTTAATTTAATTTGATAATCTCTTAACTCCATAAAAAAGGAAAGCCCCTAACGGTTGCAGCGAAAGGGGCTATATTTAGTAAATACTAAATGTCAAAACTCATAGTCGGCTGCAACTTCGCCTATGAATTAAAATGCAAATATACTGAATTATACCTCTGCCTGTAGGGTGGGTGTGTCATAATAGGTATGTCTTCCTCCCATCTGGATTCGGTTTTATTCCAACCTTCAGGGGTAGTGGATAAATACGGTTGAACTCTCGCTCGGTCATCCATCTTCCATTAACCAGGCGGTACATTTTACCGTTCTCCAGTTTTGCGGTGGTGTTAAGCCGGAAATATTTGCGTTCGAGGTATTCGTGGATGGTCATTGTGTAAAATTAAGGGGGAGTTGCTAACCTCCCCCGTAGTGATTAGAAAGGGAGATCTTCAAGTACTGGTGTTGATGCCGGTGCAGTTGGCGTCGGTGTACTTGCAGCAGTCGGCTGCTTAAAGTTACCGATGTACTGCTTCTTCTCACCTGCTTCCCGTTGCTCTTTGGTTTGCGATACCTGAACGCTGCCAATGTTACCGAACTGATCGGGGGTATCATTCACCCAAAGTACAACATTTAGATATTTCTTCCCGTTTTTACCTTCCGTGATTTTGTCCTTCGGGATGTCGGACAGGCAAATACTGCCATTGTAAAATGTAGCCATAACAAAGCCGGATATTCAGAGCCGGTGTGATTAAAGATATGGTTTGATTAATTTGTAAATGTCAGATGCTAATTTTTTTACATCATCGGAACCAATTAATTCAACAAGTGCATTGGTTGCAGGTTTCTTTTTGTTAGCCACTTTGTAATAATCTCTAACTAATTTAAAATAAGTTTCAACAGTTAAATTGCTTATTAAATTTGTAGCCACAAAATTACCTCTTCCTTCACTTTCTTTCAAGTAACCTGCCTTTGACAAAATCATTGTCATATTATTAGTTACTTTGAAAAGTTGAATAACTTTTTTACCATTAAATGGTTGTTTTGTTTTGAGGTAGTTAATCATAACCTCAATGTTTTTTTTATTCTTTTCCATAACAAAGCCGGATATCGGGAGCCGGTGCCGTTAAGAGTTTAGGGTTATAGTTCGTTTAATACTTTAATTAATTCGTCTGCAATAGTTACAGATCTATACGCAGGGTAATCTATCGCATCGACTCCGTAATGTGCTATCAATCCCTGCAAAGCCATTGCAGCAAAGTATTCACGTTTAGTGAGGCCTTCTTGGGGATATTCATCACTATAACGAAATGCCGGTTCAAAAGGTTTTGTCTTTATCATATCTAATGTTATTTAAGCGTAAACGCAACCGATGTGGTTGAACTTTTCGCAGGTGGATAATGTTTTTCAACTTCGCCTGATACGGGATCAAGTACCTCAATGCCGGAGGGGGGGAGTGCTTTGTGGTACGATTCCAGTTCTTTGATTTTGGCATCTATTTCCGCTTGCTGCTTGTAAAGGTCAACTAACGTACTATTCCCACAATTACTGTAATCATACTTTATCCCAAATTCCCGTACATCGACCTTTGCCGTTTGGTACTGAAAGGATTTGCCGTATTTGGCCGCTTCATCCAGGAGAATGCCTTTGTAAGCCGGCATTGATGTAAGGGCCTTTATGACTTCCTCGGCTGCCTTTAATCGCAAGTGCAGTTCTAACGGATTAACCCTGCCTTGCAGCACTTCCTCCATCATTTCCCGTACCACCTCCGAGCGCTGCTCTTTGGTGGTGTGATTGAATTTAATTAGTTCCATTCGGCACCTCCTCTGCATTTAATACTTCGGTGAGTGCAGCTACCTGCGATTCGGTTAATGTAACATCTTCAACCAACCATGCCGCAACTGACTTTGAGCCATCTTTGAGCATTCCGCCTTCCTTTACTTTTTTCAATGCACCGGCAAATACTTTGTCAGTTAGGGTGGTGGGTGCAGGCGCAGTCACAACCTCATGCGCCACATCCTGGGTGATTGGTGCCTCCATTTCTTCAGGAACATACACCGGGCCGGCAAATACATCGGGTGTGTACCACTTCACCCCGTTACTCATTGCCCGTGCAAATAGCATATTACGGGCATACTTGTCAAGGTTTTTGGTGCCGGCTTTCTTCGCATCTTCAATAGTGAAGGTAGAATTGCCGATCAGTTCCTTGCCTTCATAAAAGTCAATGCTGCATAGCTTTTCGGTCTGCTCGGTAACCTTGTAATTGTACTTACCGGATGCCTTTACCATTGATGCCATAACCCCGGCCCCGATGGTGGGTTTGCCTGCAATGATGTGAATACCTGACATTGACTGGAAAGGCCCGATGCCGAGTTCTGCCCCGGCTTGAATCTTTACAATGGCCTGTGCTGCTGACTTGATGTCCGGGAACATACCGGAGTCAGCAAACGCTTTACCGATGGCCATTACTTCGGTAGGCGTTGTCTTTTGTAGTTGCATAAAATAGGTTTTAGAAGTCAAAGATAAAATATTTTTGGAAGTTACCAAATTTTTTTTATTTTTGTGGAAATTAAACCTAAATACCATGACAGACAACTACGACAACCCGGCATTTCCAATCATTGAGTTCTTGAATGAGCAGATAAAGAAGGAAGAGCAAGATAAAGAATTTTGGGCCTTAAGTAAAACAATAGGCGCGCAAAGATTATACACCTTGGCAGTTAATCGATTAGTTGCCTTTAAGGAAGTGTTGGAATTTGTTGAAGAAACATTTAAACCCGAATAACATGGCACAACAGACAGCAGTAGAATGGTTATTTGATGAATTATACAGAAGATTTGAAATGAAGGGGGATGGTATGGAAATGGATAAAGTACTTGAACAAGCATTACAAATGGAAAAAGAGAATCATGAAATCACCTTCAACGAAAGCAGATTAACGCATCCGATGATTGGATGGAAACACACAACATTTGACCAATACTACAACGAAACCTTTAACCCCGAATAACATGACCGCAGTACAATCGCTACTCAACAACCTTCTTGGCTATGGCTTATTGCGTTTAAGCAAGGAAGAGAATAAGCTATATCAGGCATTGAAAGAACAAGCCCTGCAAATGGAAGAACAAAACGCGTTTGAAATATTCAAAGCAGGTCAGGATTCAATGGAAGAAGGAGGGAAGTCATTTGAACAATATTACAACGAAACCTTTAAATCAGAATAACATGGAAAGAATTTTCAGATTAGAATTTAATGAACAACAGCAAGTGTTTCATAAAGACGATTATACTCATGAACAAAACACTTATGGATGGTTTACCATTTTTGAATTTTGCACCAATTTAGAGTTTGTGATTTACAAATCCTATGTAAACCGTATAAAAAAAGATAAACTTACAAAAAATTATCTTTTACAATGCGCTGTGGAAGTTAAATCCTTTATGATTAATTTGTTAGAATATAATATAAGTATTTCCCAAAATAAAACACCCACCGATGGCAAATAAACAATCCAGGGCGGATGCTCTGCGTGAATTACTGAACACGGATCACATCTTCAACCTTTGCGCAATTGAGCGAAAATTGGGCATTAGGAAACTGAAACTTAACGAATGGCGTAATGGCCGGACATATTTAGAAGACACGGAAGTATTGAAAATCAGCAAGTTATTAGAAAATGCAACAAAGTTGCAAAAATAATTGCAAAAATATTTGGAAGTTGTGTATAAATACCCTTATCTTTGATGTATTAAATCAAAACCAAAAACCATGACAACAACTAAAAACTACAGAGGCATTGAAGTAACAGGATTTTACTCACCCTCTACTAGCAAAAGCAATTATTTCTGCATTATCAACGGCAAAATGTACAGTTCTCCTTCTTGGGATAATCTCAAAAAAACCATTAAGAAAAAACTTGCATCTAACAATTAACCAATAAACCCTCAACCCATGATTAAGTTAGCAGTTTCCACACGCACCCAAGCAATGCACTATGCAGAGCGCAGCCGGTTAGAATTTGACGAATTTGAAACCCCTAACGGTGGTGTCATTCAAACCTACAACGATGATGGCAGCGTTTGTCAGCAGATCAGATATTACAAGCCGGCAAAAAAACCAATCAGCACGCATAATGTATTTGAACTTTACAACCCTTTCCAAAACCGGTATGAGGAATATCAGTCCATGTGGAATATGATGATGGATTTTGATATTGAATTGCTGCACGTTCCGTATATGACCAGGCGCATAACCTTCAGCGATGGATCCCAGGAAGTTTACCGCACAATGATCGACGGCTTGTCTGTTAACCAAAATGGCATTAACTTTGGTGGTAGTCATGCAATTTAGAGGTTTTTGATTTCCCCCGGTTGGTTTTGCCGGGGGATTTTTTTATAGCTTCAAAATCAGTTTCAACCTTATGCAAAGGATATACACAAATCGAGAAAAAGACCTTGCAATTAAAATAGATCAATATGCTGAATTATTACGCATTGCCCGGAATGTTAAATATGAAAGACCCCATCACCACCAATATTATTTTGAACACGGTGTCAAAATACTTCGATGTTCCCGTTGCAAAAATCATGTCAAAAAGCCGGTATTCTAAATTGGTGATGGCCCGGCAAGTTGCACAATACCTCATGCGCAATCAAATGCACATGACCTATCCTGAATTAGGCAGGGTCTTTGAACGTGATCATACTTCCATTATCCATTCGGTCAAATACATTAACGAGCAAATGACGCTGAAAAACCCGGATGAAATAGTTGCTCATTTAGATAACATTAAAAAAGAATTGAAATGGCACTCTTCGCAGCAGTTGTCTTTGCCTTCACCGTTGTAATGGCTTATCATTTGGGCTATTATGAGAGGAAGAATGGAAGGCAGGATAAGTAAAATCATAGTCAGGTGGCGGAATGGTGACGTTGTGGAGTCGCTCTCTGCATTGATACAGGTTCGAATCCTGTCCTGACTACAAAAATGAGTACCCGCAGTACGAAACTGCTATAAAGGAGTGGTTAAATAACGTAGGATTACCCAACGGAGCTCATTTTAATTTAAACATAGTCAGGTGGCGATATTGGTGCCAAATAAGCCGTCTCCAAGCTTTACGTAAAAGAGATGAACGCCTAATTTGAAAACTATTACAGGTTCAAGTCCTGTCCTGACTACAAGTAAATCAAAAACTTTACTTTCACAGCTCATAAGTCAATCTATGGGTTGACTTTTGTGCCACCGTTGGCGTAACCGAAAATGAATATCGGCAAGGGTTAACGTCTCATCTGTGGGTGAGGGATACGGGTTCGAGTCCCGTACGGTGGTCATGTATCAATCTTCCGGTACCCCTGCTCCCAAAGAACTTTCGTGAGCCGCTTTGATTTGCGAACAATAGTCGCCTCAGTATCCTTTGGATATAATATGTGCAATGCTTCGTGAATGGTAATTTCAAGGCGATAGCGACCCTTTAGTCGCTCATCAATCTCAATGGTGTTGCTATGAACATGAGCCAGTCCATCGGCTTTTTCTTTGCCTAATTTACGATGGATGACTTTCATTGTTACAAAAGTTTGCCTTTGTAAATGCGCTTGTTCCTAAATTCAAATGACTCCCCATCGCTGCCCAGTTCCACAAACCCGAACCCGTGATTCCATTTATTAAGTGGCATATATGCCGGATGGAGTTCGGACAGGCAGCCTATACTGAAAGTGGTAACCATTGACCCTGATAGGGTGGGTTCGGTATGCTCTGAAGTTTGATGTGAATGACCTTGAAAGCATGACAATTTAGAACGAAGGAATAAACCTCGTGCAGGGTTAACCGGTGCAGTTATGCCTCCAGGATATTCGTGTCCGTGCAATCCCCATAGGTTATTCATTCGTACAGGTTGCTTATCTCCGATCACTTCAATTCCTTCTGCCCGTGCCTTAATGATATTCTCAAGTTCAAATTCCTGCACGCCTATTAATTCACCGGCCTTCTCCATAAGAAAATGTTGATACCTTTCTTCATGGTTGCCAAGTTTATAATAGATTTTTGCCTTTGGAAATGTCTTTTGCAATATCGCAAAGAAATCTTTGAAGGAGGCCAACTCGGAGGCGAAGTCACGTTTTTTCGGGTCTTTTACAAACCTGGATAGCTTATGGCAGTCAAGTATATCACCGTTCAAAAGGATGGCATCGGGTTGTTCTTTTTTGCCGTAATCTAGGGCCACCGTTAGGGCTTCTATGTTGTGGTAAGGTAAATGCACATCGGACAATATCAGTACCTTTTTATGGCCCTTAATTGTAAATGGTGCGAAGTCCGACTCAAAGGACTCCGGCAAGTTGTACGGGTTTCGTGGTCTGTCAGGCATTTCGTTTGCTTTATATTTTTGGCGAACTCTTCCATTCCCTACTTTATTCTCAATGTAACGCAGGGAAAATCTTGCATCTTCTACATTTTTATAGGTCAGTTTATTGTCTGCGTACATTATCCGGGCAAGTTTAAGGGTAGGCATATTCCATCCATGTTCTTCCCTGTACTTCAAAGCAATTTCCGACTTTGTCATATATGCGCTTCAACTATCATTTGAACAACCGAAGTCCAAAAGGTACTGCCTGACTTTACAACCTTACCTTGCAATACCCATACACAAAGTATGTCAACATCGCCAACGGAGGTCGTATAAACAAGCGAGTGATTCCCTTGTACGGTTGCAGTCCATACACCGGTCTGCCCGGATGGCTTTTTATAGTAAATTTCAGATACTCCCGGATTGTGCAAATTTGCATTAGCGGTGAGCGTGATTGTGATATTTGTACCGTTGTAGATCATCCGTTGAAATTTTTTGTGATGGTTACGTTATAATTGAAGTCCTTTGTTATAGTTACATTAGCCGAAAACTCTAACAAAGGTACAATCAGATTGGCATCAAAAGCGGTCAGTAGGAATGTTGCCCGGTCTGCTACAATAGATTTCTGTACGCTGAAATTCGCTGCTATACCAGTCAGCGTGAAAGTAGCCCTATCTGCTGCAATTGTCCTTGATGCCGTTAGGCCGGCATCATGCCCAGTAAGGGCAAAGGAACCTACATCGGCAACTAATGTAAATACTAGTGAAGCTATTACCGGCATCCTTATTCTTAGTGGCATAGCTTGTTAGTTTTGAAAATAATAAACTTTAGTGTAATTGATTGTCATATTATCGCTCTACCGATATTGTTTATAAGTTGGGTTATACGGGCATCCAGCAGGGCGAGGTCTAAGGCTTCGCCGATGTGATAAAACGCAATCCTGCCATCGCTTGAAGCCGCAAGGCTACGGGTAAACACGCCGATATTCTGGTTGGCTGGCGTTTGGCTGGTCGTGGATTGCGTGGTGTTGGTGCCGTTACTTCGAATAATATAGGTGTTGCTGGCGTTTCGGTTGGTTCCAATAAATCCACTGGCTGGAAATGCCATGCCATTCGCAACTGACGAGCTGTTACGGTTTCGGGCGGCTATGTTTGCTCCGGCGTTCGCCAAACCGGACGCGCCAGTGTTAATACCTCCCCCACCAATAAGCGCCATGCCAGTGGTATTTGATTGCGCCTCGGTCACAAGCACGGACAGCGAGTAGCTATTCTGCGGGTCGGCGTTGTTGTTCCGGTTGCTGTCCAAATACTTGGTGCTGCCGTCACCCTTCAACCCCGTCTTTCGGTCATAGTCGCCGCTCACGAAGTTGAAATTGGTCGGAGCCGTCCCCACCAGCGGCTGCAATGCGCCGTTCAGCGTGCGAGCACCAGCCATAATGCACGATGCTTTGATGGCGTTCCAGATGCCGTCTGTCTTGCAGCCCGTGATAAATGTGTTGTAAGCAACTTTAACACCTGCCTCTAATGGTAAGCCATCCGCTTGTTCAACTCTATTGATATAACTTAATGTATCGGCATCAAAATACGGTGCATTGCCAAAATCGGCAAGAGCAAATGGATAATTATTATCAATTTGCATTGCTATATACGATTGGTCGGCTATATTTATTCCTCTTGGCATATTATTAAGCTATATCTTCGTTCCAAGGACTGATGTACAATTCGTTTCCGCTTGCAGCAAATGCAACACCGGCGTTATTAATAACACTTATTCTCATTGAATAGGGATAGAGACGTGCCATATTTACAATGGCTATCTTTGCACTTCCTCCTGATGTTAGAGGAATAACATAAATGTCACCACCAATCCTATCTGCTGTATCTGTACCGTCATTGAGAGTTACCCTAACGCTGATAGATCCACCCGTTGAAGGAGTTATTGAACCAAGTTTAATTGTAATTGTTCCGTACAGGTCTAGGTTTGTGCTATTGTCGTATGTTACAACTGAACTCTCTGAACCATTGGCTAAAGAGTTGAGTGTTGTACTTGCGAAGTTAGCTGACCTTGATGAAGGAGTTGCCCATTTTGCTATTGCCATATACTATAAATTTATGCGATTGCTCCCCGTTCTATCCCAACGGAGCGAGCATTCACTTGTGTATTGTTTAATTCTGCCCAACTTTTACCATAAATTGTTACGAGTGCTTGTTTTATAAGGGATAGCAAAATTTGTTTAGTTGTAAAAGAAATTATCCCTGCTGATTGCAAGTTGTCGGCTATTGTATTATACCCTACAAGATATTCCGGTATGTTCATGTCCAAAGTATCAAACCCGTTTAATGCCTCTATGACATTAACACATAATGCTTTAATTGGATTTTGACCGCTTACAGAAAGCTCCTTCATAACAGCATATTCTCCGCCAATGATTAAAAGTCCTTTTATGTCTTTACAAACTATAGAAGTATATTTCTGCACTACAGATGATGGTTGTTCATTAAGCCTATCAGCTATAAACCAGTCAGGGACACTTTCAGGTGTGCATCCAAAGCTGTCTTTATACTGATCAGCTACTTCATTAATTTTAAGAATAAATGACATTTTTTTTATTTAATTGGTTTACTGTAAAGTTAACAAGCCATTACCTGATCAAAGTCAACCTGCAAAGATTCACCACTATTTAAAGTTAGTGAGGTACCGTAATCATACCAACCGATTAAAAGGTCATTTGTTGATGTGTCATTGTAGATTACAATGTAGCGGAATGGTCCGGTGGAACCTCTCGTACTTGTCAGCGTGGTGTCGGCAATCACTAACCTATAAAGACCCGATTTCTGCGAGGATGATGTCCTTGTTAGGTTCCGGGTTGATAAGTTCGTGTAAGAAATCTGCGTGATATTTGATAGCTGCGTATTGCCGGCATTTGGTGCAGAGTTCGTGAGTGCAATAGTTAATTGGTCAGCACCCAGGTCATGCAACTTCTCCGCAACTGCTTCTACGAATGAATCAAATTTGTTGAAAACTGCCATTGTATATTATTTAGGTGTAAAATTAAACTATTTCCGTGATTGAAAATGTGCAAGTGCTGCCGCCACCCTCCGAGCAATGCCATGCTTGTTGGCTTGGTATAACTTCATATCAGTTATGTTACTGACAAAACATACCTCCAAAAGTACATTTTCTGCGTTCGGTCGCATCCATCCGAGTGTTCCCCGTGCGGTCTGCGATTCAGGCTTTACCCCTCTGTTACGAAAACCAAATACGGTAAAGCATTTCAGTAGTTCGGTTGCAAGATCATTCTCAAAGGCAGATGCCTTTTCTGGGACAATTACCTCCGTTCCTTTGGCTTCGGGGTTTGCCGATGCGTTCCAGTGGATGTCCAAAAGTATGTCGCCCTTTGTGAACTTGCCCCGTAGCCAGATTAATGTTTGTTTCAGTGCGTTCTTATCATCATCAATCAGGGCATTGATACCAAGTGCTTTGAGTTCCGATACTATCATATTGCGCAGTTCAATGGCAAGATCACGTTCTATGTAACCGTTCCCCGATGCTCCAGGGTCTGAACCTCCGTGTCCTGCTGATATGATAATCTTCCTCATTTATATTTTTTATAGACAATGTAAAACATGGCTATTAACACAATGCCAAAAATTAAGTGCCAAGGAGTGCGTTTTGTTTCCTTCGTTTGTGTACTTGTTGCAGTTGTTACCGATTGTGCAAAATTCGTTCTTCCCGTTGTGCTATCTTTAGTAATGCCTATCTGTGCAGTTGTAACTTGCTGCTTTACATTTTCATAGATAATTCTTTGTCGAATGCGTGGCACTTCCGTGTAAACCGTGTCGAATATTTCAATTGTTTTCGTCATAAACTCTTGCAGTTCAGTTGTAATCTTCGATGTGTCCACAACTTTTACGTGAACGGTATCACGGACAAATACTGTGATTGTCTCTGTTTTGGTACTTGCTTTGGCTTTCTTACTAACGTTGCACGATACTAATGTTATCAGCACTGCAATGGTTACAATGGTTAGGAAGATGTACCAAAAGTTATTTTCCGGCTTCCGTGTCATGTGGTATTGCATATTCTTCATTTGCTAAAATTGCGGATAATACTTCCAATAAGGTTGGCAGGAAGGCGATGATAATGCCAACGTTTGCCATTTGCTTATCGGTTAATTCAAATACCTGGAATATGGCCATAACGGTCGGCCCTGATAATAGACCTATGACCCGTTTTGCCTTCCGGTACCATTTGGGTGCGTAATGCGATACGCTTGTTAAATTAATGTTTGTCTTTGCCATTTTTAAGTCGTTGTATGTTTACTAAAATTGTGAGTATTGCTGAAATTATGGTGCAGTATGTTGCAAGTTGCGATGAGGTAACGTGTGCAAATAGCCAGAGTCCTACCGTTACTAAAAGTCCTTTCACCGAGGGGATGTCAAAATGCTGCTCCATTGTTTTTTTTTTATACGATTAGCAAAATTATTGAATTTTATTATTTTTAAGTATAGCTTCAAGTGCAGCCAAACGCTTTTCAAGTGATTGGATTTTGTCCTGTTGCTCTTGAATTGCTTTTGTTAATATTGGTATAATATTTTGATATGCAACGCTTAAATGTTTTCCTCCTTCCTTTACCAACCCACTCAAATATGATTTGTTTTTGAATACATTTTGAAGGTCTTGGGCAATGAATCCTGTTTGAATGGTGCTATCGGAGGAATATTGTTTTTTATACTTGTATGTAACTGGTTTAAGTAGTTTCACCAATGCCAAAGAACTATCAATGTTTTGTATGTTTTCTTTGAGAGCGGAGTCCGAACCATTTACATACGCACCTGCACCCCATACGCCTGTACCATTACATTGTAGGTTGTATGCTCCGTTGTCGGTGTTTTGTATTAGCACTTCACCCCCCGAAGTGATACGCATACGGTCGGTAGAATTTGTACCAAAAGAAAGAGCAGCGTTTGCATGATTCCAAATTTTGACACCTGCTGCACCTACATCAGCAGTATTTGCTGCATTATTTACCTCCACTCTTAAATCACCACCTCCAGCATCTGTAAACATATTTAATGATGTCCTTGTACTTGCACCTGTGTTAGAATTTCCAAAAACAATAAATTTACTGGTATTTACATTAGTTCTAATATCCAAAATATCACCCGGATTTTCCGTACCTATTCCGACATTACCACTCACCAATAACCCATTTGTAGGGGCAGCAGTAGTTGTACCTATTGCCATGTTCCCTGCTACTTGTAGGGTGTTGTTGGTGGAGGAGTAGTTGCCTCCGATGTTTAATTGACCCCCAGTTGTGATTGCTGCCCTAACTGAATTGTTGGTAATCAATCCAAGCAAGTGATTTGATTTTGTTCCTATATGACTAACATCTGTTAATGTAGTGAACATCATTGATGTTCCTTTAACTGTAGTTTCAACTAATGATATAGGTTGAACCTGTGATATACTTCCTAAAATAGTTAATGATTCTCCTGCCGTAGGAAATGCAGTAAATATTCCTATTTGTCCACTACCATTTTCATAAATGTTTGAATTTCCTAAACTTGTTGAAGATGTATAACGAGGTATATAGCCAGTTGTTCC